CAAAGGGCAGATAATGCCTCCAAGTATCGAGACGAGACCGAGAAAAAGAAACACTTTGAGGACTACCAAAACGCACCACAAGAGCAGAAACTTAAAATGTTTCACAATGCTATTGCGGAAGGTTGGATTAATTAGTGAAACAACTTTCACTTTTTAGCCTTGAAGAGTTGGCAAAGTGTTATTTGGCGACAAGGACAGTGCAAAAAGTCCGAGCCTCACTGCGTCCAACATCTAATATAATTAACTTTCCTATTAAAAAAGTTAGTTAATAAATAATACAATTACGCCGTTTAATTCTTCAACTAAGGACTAGACGGCGTTTTTATTTTCAATCAACTAACGGAGTTTAAATGATAAATAAAAAACAATTAGGTCTTGTCGTTGTCGGATTGCGTGACCTAAAGAAAAAAAACTTGTGGAATGAAAATCTTACTTTGTGGGATTTACTTGAAGCAGGTCTAAAAGTAGACGCTAAAAAACAAATAGCAACAGCTAAAGCAAAATGGAAAGCTATTGAAGAGAAAGAGGCTGACCTTGTCAGGCTTTAAATCTTACAAAATACGAGACGGCGTTCACATACCCTCAGAGAAATACAAAGAGAATTGGGACGCCATCTTTGGCAAGAAAAAGAAACTAACCAAAGGACTAGACGGTGAATTGGAAACTAAAATACAAGATAATAGCGTTCCTGCTAAAAACAAGAACACTAAAACAGTATGACGAACTAACATCACATCAAGTGGCATATAAGGCGGTACAGTTGATAGACAATATTATCAACGCAGAGACACCTCCTATTATTGCACTTACAAATGAAATTCAAAAATCAACAACGGAGGTTTGATGGAACTTTAAAAAAGCAAAACTGACGAGGCTTTAATAGCCGAAATGCCGTCTAATGACTAGACGGTGTATTTTGCATGTTAATAACTCAATATTTCCTGCTGTACATTAATTGTGTGACAGGATAGTTATTTTTTAAATGAGTTTAACTATTAGCAAAAAAAGAAAGGAGAAAAATGATTAGACGACCAAAAAAAGGAACTGACACTTGTCTGATTGAATGGTGGTTAAGTCCGAGATGTAAATCTACTTCAATGTCATTAGGCAATCAAAAAGGTTACTTTACCTATTTCAATACTGCACCACCTAAAATAAACACTAAATCTTAACAAAAGGAATAACATGTATATAAATTTTATTCTTTTTAAAGTGTATATTGAAAAATATGCTAACTGGAGTAAATTAAGCGTAAGTAAAGATAAATACGATACTATAATAGATTTTGGAAAATATAGGTTTTATTTGTCTTAGCTTTACTTTAACAAAGTGTGGTGAAAAATGACTAACAATCTTTTGAAGATAATAGAAGAAATGAGAAAGTTTGACCCTCAATTAGAGGCTCAAGCTATATCTGTTTTTTTCTATGTAGCGGATAAAGGCGGTAAAGACGGTGTGGCTCAACAAGCCATATCAGAGGCTTTAGACATAGCTCAATCAAGTGTTTCAAGAAATTGCTATAAGTTAGCAACTATCAACAGACACCGAAAAGTTGGGATAGGTCTATTAGAAAACTTTGAAGACCCAATGGAAAGACGTAGAAAACTTGTGCGTCTTACAGCAAAGGGAAGAAGGGTACACAACACCCTTCTTGAATGGGTCAAATAACAATGAAAAGCGGAGGTATAAATGCAACAGACAAAAAATGTCAAGTTGTTGACGGAGATACACCGCAAATTAACACTTAAAGGTTGGGAAAAGTTGCAATCTAAACGAGCCGAGAAAATAATTGATATGCTTGGTAAGGGAATGCTTGTGACTGAAGTTAACGATACTCACATAGAAAATCTTGTGGATACGTTGGAGGACAGAGGTTTTGCTCCTGCAACTATTAATCGTTATATGTCCTCAATCTCTAAGATGTTACGTTATGCCAATCAGAGACAATCTATTTATCATTTAGATAGAATGCCTCACATACAATGGCAGGACGAAAGTAACAATGGACGAGAAAGATACCTTGAGCCAATAGAAGAAAAAGAAATGATTAAATTATTGACCGAGTGGAATATGGTTAATTATTTAGAGTTCTATCTTTTTCTTATGGACACTGGCATGAGGTTAGGCGAAGCGTTATCTATTAAGAAGCTAATGATACACAATGTAGATGGTCATTATGTTGTTAATTTACCCAAAGAGGTAACTAAAAACAATATGCCCAGAGGTGTACCTTTAACAGAACGTGCCAAACTAATCGTTGAGAAGTTACTTGAAAAAGCGGTAGGTAGAAACGACTTAGTGTTTTCACATTTAAAATATTGGACGTGTGAGAATACTTGGAGAAGACTAAGAAAAGCAATGAACCTTCAAGACGACAAAGAGTTTGTCATTCATTGTTTAAGACACACTTGTGCAACACGTATGGCTCAATCAGGTAAAGTAGAACTTCACTTTATTGGTCAGATGTTAGGTCATAAGTCATGGAAAATGATTAGTAGGTATTCACATTTAATACCTAATAATTTACGAGACGCAGTAAATGTTCTTAACACTTTTAACAAAGCTAGTTAAGGAATGATGGTGATTAGAGGATAGTTGATTAATGAGTATAGATTTAACTAATAAAAGCATACTAATTATGTGTGCATAGATACAATAGGATTTGCAATCCTCGTGTCTTTGCACTCGGTGGATATGTAAATCTTTAATTAGTTAAGTAAACACACAACTATTCTCTATCACTTCAAATAATAAATAGCAAAGGATAGAACCTAAATTGTAGGTCATTCCGCAGTTGCATAATCAATCAACAGGAGAATACATGAGAATACTTGAAATAATGCCAGATTTTCTAAATCAAAAAGAGTTAGAAAAAATAGGTAATGAAAGAGGAAAACATAGGACTAATAAAAGACGTTTGTCTCACATAGAAAGAGAAGACGAAAGTGTTACGTCCTACGGAAAAGTATTAGTAGCTAATCTTATCAGACCATACGCAGAAGCAATAAATGAATGGGTAGCACAAGCGTCATCTAATGTTCATTCTAAAACACCCATAGCCCTCCAAAAAATCTCCCAAATAGAAGACCCAAAAATAACTGCTTTAATAGCCTTGAAGCATATTATGAATACTATAACGACTACTAAAAATTTAACTGCAACTGCAATTAAGTTAGGTGGTAGAATTGAAACTGAAATTAGTCTTAAAAATTTTAAGAACTTAAACCCAGAGTTATATGCAGTAGTTAAAAAAGATTTAGACAAAAGGTCTTTTAACTATGCCTACAAAAGAAGAAAATACAGAGAAGTTGCCAAGAAAGATGAAGTTGTAAGTTGGGAAGAATGGTCAACTACCGAAAGACTACACACAGGAATGCAATTAATTAGTTTAATGGTAGAAAGTGTAGGACTTATAGAAATTGGTACTGACCAACATAAGCACAAAACCTTTAAAGTTATAAGGCAAACTGCTTTTACTAGAAAATGGATACAAGACAGAAATAGCTTTAATGAGTTATTAAACCCAGAGTATTTACCTATGGTTCTTGCTCCAAAATCAGTCGTAGACGGACAAGTACAAGGTCATGGGTACTGGACATCAGAAATGCCAGAATTAGACCTTGTTAAGCAACGTGGTAAGAAATTCACCAATGAGCTAGAAAACCATGACATGCCTGAAGTTACAAGTGCAGTTAATCTAATGCAAAGTACGGCTTATAGGATTAATACCTTTATACTTGGAGTTATGCAGAATGCTTGGGATAAGTCTCTTTCAATAGGAGGAATGCCACCCATTGAAAACCTAGACATACCTCAAAAACCTCACGATATAGATACCAACAAAGAAGCTCTATTTGAGTATAAAAAAGCCTGTGTAATTGTACACACAGAGAATAACCGTATGTCATCTAAAAGAATGCTTTATGCTAAAATTATAAATTTGGCAGAGCAGTTTAAAGAATATGTAACTATGTATTTTCCAATACAGTTAGACTTTAGAGGACGTGCATATTGTGTTCCTGCTTTTCTTAACTATCAATCTATTAACGGTGCGAAAGCTCTGTTAAATTTTAGTCAAGGTAAAGCAATCACAAAAGAGAACAGAGGTGTATTTTGGCTATCTGTGCATGGAGCAAACATGTGGGGTAACGACAAAGTATCATTTGAAGATAGAGAAAAATGGACTTATGACAATGCAGATTGGATTAAGGCATGTGCTGAAGACCCTATTGGTAATAGGCAGTGGGAAGACGCAGACAATGCTTTTCAGTTTTTAGCATTTTGTGATGAATGGAATAGATACACAAAAGAAGGTGATGGATTTATTTCTCATATCCCAGTTAACGTAGATGGCAGTTGCAATGGTTTGCAAATTTACAGTTTGTTATTAAAAGACAAAGTTGCAGGGTCATTAGTAAACTGTGTGCCTAATGATGTACCACAAGACATCTATGGACTTGTGAAAAATGAAGTAGTTAAAAATGCAGAACAAAAATCTGCTGAAGGAGAAGAGTTAGCTACTAAGTGGTTAGACTACGGTGTTAAAAGGTCTACTTGTAAAAGACCTGTTATGACACTTACTTATGGAAGTACAAGATACGCATGTACTGACTTTGTAGTTGAAGACTTAACTAAAAGAAAAGACAAAGGAGAAATGCACCCATTTGATGATTTGTTTAAACCATCAACATATTTGTCAAAATTAATTTGGCAATCAATAGGTGAGAACTTAAAATCTGCAAAAGAAGGAATGAGATATTTGCAGGACATAGCAAAAGTTGTCGCAAAGGAAGGTGTGCCTATACACTGGGTAACTCCAGTAGGTTTTCCTGTTTATCAATATTATCCAGAAATGAAAAGTAGAAGGGTAGAGACACATTTGATGGGACAGGTAATCCAATCCACAATAAGAGAGGCTAAACCAGAGACCGACAAAATGAAACAACGTAATAGTTGTCCTGCTAACTACGTTCACTCGTTAGATAGTGCCTGTATGATTAGGACGGTTAACATTGCAAGAGAAAAAGGAATAGAAAACTTTTGTAATGTGCATGATAGTTTTGCAACCCATGCCTGTGATATAGATAAACTTAATGAAAGTATTAGAGAAGCCTTTGTAAGTATTTTCTCTAAAGATTTACTTTCTGATTTTAAGGCAAAAGTATCAGAGACGTTGTCAGATGAGGCTATAGCTGAACTACCTGAAAGACCTAAAGATGGTGAGCTAGATTTAGATTTACTACACAAATGTAAGTATTTCTTTGCCTAAACGTATGCACTATCGGAAAGTAAGCAGGGTAGGAATAGTAAACCTGCCCTATTAGACAATCAACAGTCTCTTTGGAGTAAATCAAAGAAACAACAACAAACAAGGATAATATGAACAAAAAAGTATATAACAAATTGGTAACGCCAATAGGCATTAGTCAATATTGTTGGCTCAATACCCCAGATACTAAATTTGATAAAGAGAATGGTGGTCACTTTAAGACTAACCTAATTGTCAAAGGGTCTGAGGCACAGTCAATCATTAAGTCTATTAAAGACGAAATGAAAGTATCTTTAGAAATGGCTAAACAGCAATCTAAAGGTAAAGAACCTAAAACAGCTAACTTACCCTTCGAAGAAGAATATTTAGAAGGTAAGCCAACTGGAAACATCATTTTTAAATTTAAAGCGAAAGCTAAAATTAATATGAAAAGTGGTGAGACTATAGATATTAAAATTCCAGTCTTCGATAGCAAAGGTACACCTATGAAAGACCAGATTTGGTCTGGCAGTGAAATGAAAGTTTCTGCTGATATGATACCTTATTACACCGCTATGGCAGGTGCAGGTGTCAGCTTGAGATTAAAAGCTGTGCAAGTAGCCAAGCTAGTCGAAGGTGGCAAAGGTGCAGGTTCACAAACTCATGGCTTTGAAGAAATCAAAGATGGCTATGTTGCACCACAAGCAGAAAACGCATTTGAAAATGAAGTATCACCGTCCTCGACAGACTTCTAATCAAATTGGTTTGAAACATGGTTTCAGGTCTGGTTTAGAAATAGCTATCTCACAAGAGTTAGACGCTAATAAGGTAACGTATACCTATGAGAAGGTTAAATTGACTTATGTCAAACCTACGAAAGCTCATACGTATACGCCAGACTTTTACCTACAAGAACAAAACATTTATATCGAAACTAAAGGTTTGTTTACTTCTGCTGATAGACAGAAAATGCGATTAGTAAAAGAACAACACCCTGAATTAGACATCAGGTTTGTTTTCAGTAATTCAAGAAGTCGTATCTCAAAAAAATCAGAAACAACTTATGCAATGTGGTCTGAAAAATACGGATTTAAGTTTGCAGATAAACACATACCGTTGGAGTGGTTAAATGAATAATAATAGAGAAAGAACAGATTTTATAGTTGTTCACTCAACTAAAACAAAACCAAGTGAAGATTTAAACGCAAAGGATATAACTTTAAAACATGCAAAAGAAGGTTATTTCTACAATGCGTTTCACTTTATAATTAAAAGAGATGGGACTGTAGAAACTGGACGTAAAGAAGAAATGTCTGGTGCAATACTACCTATCAATCAACCTTTAATTACTAACAAAAATTCTATCGCAATAGGTCTCGTAGGAGGTCTATTGGAAGATGGTACAGGTCTTGACGTTAACTTCACAATAGAGCAATACATATCTTTACGTGAACTTGTAAAAAGGCTCAAAAAGAAGTATAGCGTTGAGGTAGTGGGTTGCAGAAATGCAATTAACTC